ATAAGTTGTGGATATCACGATAGTGCAGCCGCATTAATCAAAGATGGAAAAGTTTTAGGAGCTTGTGAAGAAGAAAGATTTACAGGTATAAAACACGATTCATCTTTTCCTATTAATACAATCAATTGGTTGTATAAAGAATTTAATATCAAAGGAATTAACATTGAAGCTGTTTCCTTTTATGATAACCCCAAATACAAAATAGATAGAATAGAAAAATCAGTTAAGAGAGGACCACTATCTCAAATCTTCAATCGTACAAGTATAATAAAAAGAAACAAACTAAAGTATAGTAGATTCGAAAATCAACTTGTAGATATAACTCATGCTGATATTGAAATATTTTATGGAGACCATCATCTTTCTCATGCTTCTTATGCATTTTATACATCACCTTTTGATAAGGCATCTATACTAACAGTAGATGGTGTTGGTGAGTGGGTAACTACTTCTATGTATTATGCTGAAGCAAATAAAATTACAAAAGTACAAAACATTAAATTTCCACATTCGTTGGGAATGTTATATTCTACAATTACTGCATTCTTAGGATTCAAACCAAACGAAGGTGAATACAAAGTGATGGGATTGGCTCCATATGGTAACCCAAAAAAGTTTACTAATAAATTTAAGAAACTATATACCTTAACTGAAGAAGGTGGGTTTGAGTTTAACATGAAGTACTTTACATATGATTGGTCAGATACTCATATGTTTAATGAAAACTTGGGAAAACTATTTGGAATACCAAATAGGTTACCTGAAGATAATCTAAACCAACCTCATAAAGATTTAGCGGCAACTTTACAACAAGAATATGAATTTCTATTCTTTAGATTGGTAGATAGATTATATGCAGTTCGTTCATCTAACAACTTATGTTTAAGTGGAGGTTGTGCTTATAATGGAACTGCCAATGGAAAGATATTGGAAAAAACAAACTTTAAGAATGTTTGGATTCCACCAGCTCCATCTGATGCTGGTTCAGCAATAGGAGCTGCATTACATTTGTATCATGTTAGAAATGGTCAACATAGACCAGATAACAAAACTCCATATTTAGGACCTCACTATACTAATGATGTTGTTAAAGAAACATTATTAGATTTTGAAGGTGATGTATGGTATGAAACAAAAACTCATTCTGAAATAATACCAATTATCTCAAAAGAAATTACAGAAGGAAATGTAGTAGGTTGGTTTGAAGGTAAAATGGAATTTGGTGCAAGAGCATTAGGTAATCGTTCTATATTAGCAAACCCATGTGACCCACAGATGAAAGATAAATTAAATAGTATTATTAAAAAGAGAGAAGGATTCAGACCATTTGCTCCAATAGTAAAAGCAGAAGAACAATCTAAATACTTTGAATATACTAAAGATGTTCCTTTCATGAATCAGGTTATCAAAGTTAAAGAAGAGTATAGAGATAAACTTCCTGCAATAACTCATGTTGATGGTTCTGCAAGAATTCAATCGTTACAACATAAACAACACAATCGTTTATATAAACTACTAACACAACTTAGTAACGATAATGGGTATCCAATTGTAATAAACACTTCTTTTAACTTAAAAGACCAAACTATGGTGTTAGACCCCAAATCAGCAATAGAAACCTTCCTAGATTGTGAGATGGATACTCTCGTGATTCACAACTACATTATTAAGAAAAAGATACTTTAGGTAACATTCTCTTAACATTTTCTTAACATTGATATACTTATATTAAAGAGGAAGATGCTTATGAAAACAAATATATTTTATTTAAGAATGGTACAATTAGTGTGTATTCTTTCTCTAGCACTACTAAGCAGTACCTCAGTTTTCTCCCAAACTCAAGAAGGAGAAACGAAACAATTCAAAGACGATATTCAGACAGGTCAGTTCATTATGAAAGATGGTGAGTGGCTAAGACATGGTTTATGGAAAAGTAACTTTGCAAAAGCTGAATACGAAAACAATCAATTGGTTTGGATTCAACCGAATGGTGATAGAAAATATTACTATGAGGAGATTAGAGCACGAGTAATTGTTGCTCAATTAGAATCAAATCAAAAGGAAAACTTAGTAATAAACTAAACAAGAACCCACCACTCGGTGGGTTTTTTTTATATATATTTTCTTGATAAACACCTCTAATTAACGATTTCATATATATTGGGTATTTTAATTATCAAATTCTTATAGTTATTTCTCGGACAGTCCTACGTTTTGGAATATGGAAAAGTTATTTTCATTAATTAAAGCAAAGGAGAACTATATGGAATTTCTAAATAAGATTGGCGATTGGGCTAAATCACTAACAGAAATCGGTATAAGTATCATCGCTCTTGGGGTAGTACTTGAAGTATTATTCAAAGGAATGGCGATACCATTCTGGCCTGAGAACTCGGTAGTGGAAAACATTATGGGTATTTTAGGCGGATTGAGTAGTGAAGGTTTACTTGGATTAGTAGGTGCCTTTATTCTATACCACATCCTTAAGAAAAAATAAGGATTATTGAAATCAATTGATTAAAGACCTCACTTCGGTGGGGTCTTTTACTAAACCCCAATATGGAAAATTTATTTATGTTATCTAAGGTAATTGGAATTCTAATAGGATTCTGGTTTATTATGAATAGACTCTTCAAATGGATGGATAAATAACCACTTTTTTGATTTACCATATTTATATACAAGATAATATGGTATAATCATGAGTACAAATTTTGAATTATTTCCTGGTAAAGACTTAAGTGGATTGTTTAAGGATATCTATGATAACCAACAAAACAAGAAACAAAGAATCTCAGAACTAATTGCTGAAATGAAAAAGGTAATTAGACATGCTGGGGATATGGCAGTGATTGGGCCAATCATAAAAGATTTAGTTGATACATCAGTTAAGAACGATGATTCACTAATCAAGATGGCTGCAATTGCACAGAGAATAATAGCATCAAAAGATAAAGTAGATGGTGATACCGGATTCTTAACAGATGATGAAAAAGAACAACTACTAAAAGAAATAGAAGATACTGCAAAAGAAGTAGTTGATGAACAAGACCATAAGGTTGATGAACTCACTCACGAAATAGAAGAGCTGAAACAAAAGGTAGGTAAGTAATGGGTAGAAAAACAATATCACAACAATATCAAGGAGCATCTAGTTTCAGTATTGCAGGTAGAAATGTTGATACTGGTATTGTTGAACATATAATACTAGATGGTGATGATGAGAATATCGTAGAAACCTCATCAGGAGAATCGAATCCTAAACTAGTAGATGCTTATCTTGGAGCAGCTAGAATTAGGAAGATGAGTGATTTTTCTGTAAACAAGAAACAACTTCCTTTATATTTACCATTAGTTCCAGATGAGGGTGTTCCTATAATTGGAGAAACAGTTCAACTTATATCTGTTGCTGGTACTGATTATTATAAAAGAATCCCAAGTGTTAATATTAATATCGGAAACGCTAGAGTTAATGCTGAAGAAAAACTTTCAGAAAAATCAGATTCTTCAGGTGGAGGAGGTGGTGCATACTCAGAAACTTCTCAAACAGGTACTGCCACTTCAAATAGTTCTGAGAGAGAATCTGAATTGGGGGAATACTTTTCACCTGAAAGTGTACATAAGTTAAGATTGTATGAAGGAGATAGAATAATACAATCTAGGTTTGGCCAATCAATTAGATTTAGTGGATATAATAATAGTGAAAATTTATTTTCACCAACTATAATCATTCGTAATAGACAAAACGATGCATCTATTAATGATTTAGAGGTTAATGATGTAACTGAAGAAGATGTAAATAAGGATGGTTCTATCATTCTAATGGGAGGTGATAAATATAGAATCCCATTTCAACCTGGTACTGTTGATGAAAAGGGTAATTCTAACTTTGAAACAAATCCTATAAAACATGAACTACCTGATTATGAAGGTAATGACCAAATATTAATCAATTCGGAAAGAATTGTTATATCATCTAAAGCTGCAGAGATGTTATTTTTCTCTAAAGGAGATTATGGATTCATATCAGATGGTGTATTTAAGATTGATAATGGAGAAGCTGGTGCTGAATTAGATTTCGGAGGAAACGTTAATCTAACAATGGATAGAAATAACAGTACTTTCTTTGTAGGAACTGGCGATGGCCAAATAAGATTAAATACAGATGATAGTGGTAATGGAGGAACAGGACAAAAAGAACCTTTGATTAGAGGTGCTAAGTTAGTTGATTTATTAGAACAACTTATAGATGCAATAAATCAACAAGTATTCAAAACTCCATGTGGGCCAACTGCACCTGCACCACTTAATAAAGCAGTATTTAATCAAATCAAATCGCAACTTAAAGATGCGAAATCAACTAAAAACTTTACGGAGTAGATTATGTCGTGGACTTTGTTCAAAGTAAATATGTTATTGTACATGAACAACCCTCTGGCAATAAACACACCAGCTCAATATGCTGTTAAGTTTGTTACTGAGTATGATTCATGTATGAGAAGGGGAGGTGTTATGATTGGTAAAGAACCAGTTATGATGGGAAATATACCTTTAATGACTACCCTAATGAATCTTAGTCATATGACAGCTTTAACCGCTACTACACCAAGTGGACATGCATTTATAAAAGATATTGGAAATGCAGTTAAAGGTTATTGGACAGGTGCGACTATTGTTCCATTCCCAACATATCCAATACCAGCACCTGGTTCAATCCAAAATCTTTTTATGCAATCTGGAATGGTTACGAATCCTGGTACATGGCCTAGTGTTCCATTTGAAATACCGACTACTTCATGTCTTACATTTTTAAGTGCATTTACAATGTTTGCTAAAATACATTTATTTACTGTTCAAGGAATGTTTATGACAACTTCATTATATCCATCGGCACCATCACCAATACCTGCACCTGGTGTAGTCAATTGGCAGGCTTATAATATTCCTGATGTTCCTATGTTTGGTATAACTAAGTCTCAAAATAGTTCAACTGATGCACCAAACACAAATGATAATATTGCAAAAGGGCCGTTAGAAAAAGGAAATACAGATTTTGATATACGAGACAAAACTAGAATAGGATTCAAAACTGAAACTGAAAAAGATGCTGATAGGTTAGGATTGGATACTTCATTTCCAGCAGATGCTATTGATGAGGAGTTGAGAGAGAAGTTGGCGGGTAGTGATGATATACTAGAAAAGGCAGATATGATTCTACAAGCAGAAGCAGAAAAAGACCAATTAGGTATGGATAGATTTTATTCTGAAGCCATACAAGCAGTTGGAAATCTTGCTAGTATTCAACCAGATGCAAATGAAATATTTGCTAAAAATTTATTTCAATTACAAAAAGAATTGGAAAAAGAAAGAAAGTTATGTTGTAATGACTGTACTTAAAATCTATAAAAACTAAATTAATATATTTATATTAAGATAAATGAAAACAATTGATAATGGATTCAAAAAAACTAGTAAAAGTAATAAAAACTATCGTAGAGGCCGAAGTTGCTAAAAAGCACGAGGCATTCTTAACGAAAACTTTTCCTAAAATATTAGAGGAAGAGGTTTCTCGTAGAATAAATAATATGAGTAATAAAGAAAATTTATCTTTATCTACCATATCAGAAGAAGTAGACCCATTTGCAAAAGTAGATGAGGTTCTAAAAAAAGAAAGAACAAAAACACCTCAGAAAAAATTCACAAGAAATGAAAAAATAAATGAGGTATTGAATAATACAAAACCGTTTACAAAAGCTCAAAGAGCTGGTGGAGGTGGAGCAAAATCTGTACTAGATACTTTACCACAACAACCAGTAAATGAAGGATTAGATAAAACGGTTACATTTGATTCAACAGATGTTGCGATGGGAGGAGGTGTACCACCGAACCTGCAACATTCAATGGCTGCCAAAATGGGATATGGGGATTTACCAACTCAAGGAAGTAGACAGGGTGGATTAGGAGTTCAAACTGGATTACCTGGTTTAGATAGAATTCTAAATAGAGATAATTCGGCATTAGTAAAAAAGTTTAAGAGGTAATAGGAGATAAACAATGTCATATGTTTTACCAAAACGTATTGTAAAAGATACTGATTCTGATTTTGATAATCATGCCTATGGGTTAGATTATCCTGTTAGGTTGGGTGCAAATCTTTTTAAGTCAACGTTTAATTTGGTAGATGCTGCTTCGGCTAACATTAGAAACCTTTTACAAACAAGAAAGGGTGAACGAATCATGCAACCAGAATTTGGTACTGGCTTACATGAGTTATTGTTTGAACCTATGACAACTGATTTTGAAACATCAGTTCAAAAGGAAATAACAAACTCAGTAAGTTTTTGGTTACCTTATGTTACGATTGAAGAAATAGAAATAGATATGACCGATGAGATGAAAGATAGACATAGAGCAACATTGAACTTAACTTTTAGAGTTGGTGAATCAATTGATACAAATCAAGTCTCATTAGAAATAGCGGAATAGGATTATGGCATTAAACAGTACAAATAGAAAAAATTTAGGAAAGAACATTCAGTATCTTAATAAAGATTTTGGTGAGTTCAGAAATAACTTAATTGAATACGCCAAAACATATTTCCCTACAACGTATTCTGATTTTAATGAATCATCACCAGGTATGATGTTCATAGAAATGGCATCTTACTTAGGAGATGTTCTTGGATATTACATTGATGATACATTAAAAGAATCAATGATACACACAGCAGAGGATAAAGACAATGTTGTTGCTCTTGCAAATTTTCTAGGATACAAACCAAAAGTTACCTCACCTGCATTAACTAAAGTTGCTGTTTATCAACTTACTCCAAGTAAAAGGAAAGCAAGTGGTAATTTATATGAAGGTGATAATAGATTCGAAATGGATGAAGGATATTTACTTAGAATAAAAGAAGGAATGGAACTTACATCTGATACAGGAGTTATATTTAGAACAACAGAACTTGTTGACTTTAATGATGAGTTTGAAAGAGAAGTTTCTGTGTATGAGAGAAATGCATTACAAGAACCTACTTTTTATTTAATAAGAAAGTTTGTTAATGCTATTTCGGCAGAAGAAAAAGAAGTTAACATACAGTTTGGTTCACCTAAACAATTTGATAAAATAGAATTGGCAGATACTAACATTATACAAATATATGATGTAAGAGATTCAAATGGAAACAAGTGGTATGAAGTTCCTTATCTTGCTCAAGAAATGGTTTATACTGATTATCCAAATACATCTCAGTTTGATGGTGATTTGGCACAGTTTAAGGATTCAGTACCTAGTATATTGAGAGTAACTAAAACATCTCGTAGATTCGTTAGACAAGTAAATCCTAACAACACAACTTCAATTGTATTTGGGGCCGGTAATTCAACTTCATCTGATGAAACATTTTTACCAAACTTCAAGAATGTAGGATTAGGATTAAATAATTCAATAGATAGATTAGGTGCATCATTTGACCCAGCTAATTTCTTAAAATCTAAATCATACGGTCAGGCTCCATCTAATACAACATTATCTGTTAGATATCTAGTTGGTGGTGGTGTTGAGGCAAATGTATCTAAAGCATCTATAAAAAGAATTACTAAAATGGAATTCGATGAGGATTTGAGTTTGTTTGATGATGATGAACTTCAAATGTATGGAACTGTTAAGAACTCAATAGCTGCAGAAAATGAAATACCAGCTAGTGGTGGTAGGGGTTCGGAAACTATTGATGAGATTAGAGAAAATGCACTTGCACACTTCGGTTCACAAAACAGAGCAGTAACAAGAAAAGATTATCAAGTTAGAGCGTTGGCACTTCCTCCTAAGTTTGGTGGAGTTGCGAAAGCATTCTGTGCACCTGATGGAGAGTTAGATAATAACTCACCTAGTTCTATACTAAATAATCCTGATTCTCTTGAGGAATTTGCAGGATTGGTTGAGAAACTAAATACTGGTGATAAAAAAACCGAAACAGAAATCAAAACAGAATTACAAAGATTTTTAGTTGGTAAAACAGGACAAGAAGAAAAAAATAATCCATTTGCTATAAACTTATATTTACTTGGATATAATTCAAGTAAAAATTTAACTTCATTAAATAAAGCAGTTAAAGAAAATGTTAAAACATATTTATCAGAATTTAGATTGTTAACCGATGGTATAAACTTATTAGATGGGTTTGTAATAAACATAGGTGTTGATTTTGAAATAATGGTTTACAACTCTTACAATAAAAGAGAAGTAATGTTGAAATGTATAACTGAAATAGAAAAATATTTTAATATTGATGATTGGGCATTTAATCAACCAATTAATATTTCTGAATTAGAATTAGTAATTGCAGGAGTAGAGGGTGTTTTATCTGTACCAAAATGTGAAATAGTTAATAAATGTGGTGGGGTTTACTCTAAACACAAATACAATATTAGTAATGCAACTAAAGGTAAAATGGTTTACCCATCATTAGACCCATGTGTATTTGAGTTGAAGTATCCTGGTAAAGATATAAAGGGGAGGGTTGTATAATGTATCATTTCGTAACAGCATCTAAAGATGCAACTATTTACTTACAACAACCATCTCAGAATACAGGAAGAGATGAGATACTTGAGATATCAAAAACATATTATGGTAATCTTAAAGATATATCACATTCGTTAATAAAATTTGATACTAACTCAATTTCTCAATCAATAGCAAGTGGAGAAATAACTGCAAGTGCTGTTGAACTTATTTTAAGAGAATGTGAATCAAGTGAAATACCAACAGATTATACAATCTATGCATATGCAGTATCTCAATCATGGGATATGGGTATAGGAACTAGATTTGATGAAATATCAACTGATGGTGTAACATGGGATAGTTGTAGAACTGGTCAAGATTGGATGAGTCAAGAAAACCATTCATCAGATACAACTGGTTCTTTCAATGGAAAGGGTGGTATTTGGTTTACTGGTTCTTTTTCATCTCAATCATTTTCATATGAAACATCTGATATTTCAATGGATGTTAAAGGAACACTTGATACTTGGATTAGTGGTGATTTACCAAATGAAGGATTTATTCTAAAATATACATCATCATTGGAGAATGATGTAAATGATTACGGTCAACTAAAGTTTTTCTCCAAAGAGACAAATACAATTTACCAACCAAAACTTAGAATAGGTTGGGATGATTCATCTTTTTCTACTGGTTCACTAACAGAACTCACATCTGATGATATTCATGTAACATTTAAGAGATTAAAAACAAAATACAAAAAAGGAAGTAAACCACAGATACGAGTTTTTGGAAGAGAAAAATATCCTCTTAAAACTTATTCAAATCAGTATGCATATACAGATGTATATTTTTTACCATCTACAACGTATTATCAAATAAAAGATATACAAACAGATGAGGTAATACTTCCATTTGGTGATTACACTAAAGTATCTTGTGATTCAAATGGTAATTACTTTAACCTTAATCTTATAAACTTTGAAACAGAAAGAGATTATTATATTGAAGTAAAAACCGAAAGAAATGGTGTTGTAGAATATTTTTCAGATAAAGATTTAACGTTTACAGTAGAAAGATAAAATGGCTTTAGAAAATAGATTTAGATTTGATGAACTTGTAAAGAGTGGCTCTAGGGCTATAGTCTCTGAAGATTCTACGTCTAAAACCCATACGTTTATAGATGGTTCACCAACCTTTATAACCGGCTCAGATGAACCATATGACCACATGAAGGGTGATAGGGATGGAGAGATTACTTCTTTCATAGAAAAACCAGCATATAAAGAGGACCAACTTAAAAAAGCCGTTGATACTGTAATTGATGAATTAGTAAAACCCGAAGGCCCTCCAAGACCAGATGTTGTTCCTAGAGAAGTATATGATGATTTAAGAGAACAGTATGATGAGGCTCTTGTAGAGTTGGCAGAGGCCACTCAAGAAATTAGTAGACTAGAGGGTGAAAATGCAAGATTATCCGCAGAACTTCAAGCTGCTCTAGTAGAAGTAGATGCAGTACAAGTTAGTAAAGCTATAGTAGATAATCAATTACAACAATCAACTGATAGATATAAAGAAGTGGCAGCTAAACTTACAATTGCTATTATAAAATCAACTAAAGAAGCAAACGAGAGAGTTAGATTAAATGCACAAGTAGAAGGTTTGGTTGCTCAAAAAGATGTATTAAGACAAGAACTTCTTTCATTAAGAAAGATTGTATCTGGTTTAGAAGGACAAGTTCAGGCTGGGGTTGAATCACTTAAAGTACAAACAGAGGCCGCAGCGGCACAAAGGGAGGCGGCGGCGAAGGCGGCCGAAGCTCAAAGATTGGCATTAGAAAATCAACAAAAAGCCTTAGAATCACAGTTATCTGGTCAGGCTGCAGAAACAGCGGCGGCAGCGGCTGGATTAGAACCATTAAGTGATAGTGAATCTTATTATGGAGTAAAGTCAGATGTACCATCAAATTCATATGATATTGAATGGGTTACTTCAGTAGATAATCCAAAGCCAGGTAAAATAGCAACATTAACAGTACAAAACTTAAAAGATAGTGGTGCTAAAATTACTCAAGTAAGTATGAGAGTAACTGGTGGATTAAGTTCATATGGTCCACTTGGTTTTGGAACAGATAATGGTAAACCAAGAACATCACAAAGTGTTAGTATTGCAAAGGGTTCAAAAACTGATGTTAAAATCTACATGAATAAAAAAATTGGTGGTAGAAACAAACCCGAACCAGATAGAAGTAATATGTTTAACAGTGCTAAAGATTATTCAGGAAACTTTACAATATCTGTAAAATATGATGATGGTAGTACTGCTAATGGTAGTTCGATGAGTTGGAAGATTAGAAAGAATAAAAGATAATAAATGAAAGATTTCAAAAACATAGAAGAAAAAAAAGGCTATCGAGTTGATAAAAAAGATAGAGAAATTTTCGAAAGAGAAGTTCGTAGAGGTATCTTTGGTCTCGATGTTGGTGATTTAATTGAATTCATATTATATGATTCAAATGATAACGCCCTACCACAAGAATCTTCAAATGGAAAACTTGTAAGATATATATCATATACAGATTCTAACATTAAAAAATATTTTAGTAAAGCTGATAAAACAAAGTTTAATCTAAAAAGAAATAAGGCAGAAGAGTTTTTTATAGATGTTGAGAAATTAATAAAAGAAGCTGGGTATTCACAAGGTGTATTTAAGACATCAGTTGCTTTACTAAACAGAAGATTGGGTTCTGAAGATAGAATGTTTGATAGAGCATGGATACATGAAATATCACCATCTAGAACAGAAGTTAGAGTTTTACCAGTAATAGATGAATCGACTGGACAGCCAAATGAAGATTTAGATTTAAGATATCAAACATTTACTAGTGGTGATGATTTCTTTGCCGATATAGTTTTATTCTTAGATGAGTTTTCTGAACAATTCGATGTAGCCAGTATTGTAACTAAAATGTTACAACTAAGAGGTAAAGTAGCAGATGGTAAAAACTATATTAAGTTAATAGAAAAAGAATTCAAAATTGATAACTTTGAAAGATTTTTAAGTTTAGTAAAATTATCTTTTGATAAATCAATGGATAACTTTAGAAACAATAGATATTTTAATATTAAAGACCAATCAACATTTGGCCAACCAACTGGTGATAAGTTTGGTGTAAACTTTAATAGTAAAGGAATAATAAAACAATTGTGTGATATTGCAGAAAATTGTGTAGATTATCATTTACCAAATCAAGATTTTCAAAAGACAATTAAAACAAGAGCACAACAAGAAACTTTAGATAAGGTTGATAAAATATTAAGAACAGTTAAATCTGATGGAGAGTTTTATGCAGAATCTCCAACAGAAAAGAAACCCGCAATAAGAGGATGTAGAGACCCTAAAGCTAAAAACTATAATAAATTGGCAACTGTGGATGATAAGTGTACATATTCGATTCAGGTAACTAAATACAGAAAAGTGCCTGTACCACCACCTCCACCACCGCCGAAACCGATACCAGTACCCATACCTAAACCAAGGCCAAAACCATCTGGTGGAGGAAGTCCTCCATCTCCAACTGGTGGTTCGTGTTCATCATACAAAAGTGGAATGAGTATTCATATAACCTCGGGAGATAGAAGCTTCACTAAGGGTGCACAAACTAGATTACAAGGTGGATATGTTTTTTGGAATGGAGACCACTTTAAGTCACCTGCAAGAAGTAAATGTAGAGGTAAAGTTGGAGTAAGTTGTAGCCCCCCAAGTTGGTGTTCAGTAAATGGTGATTCTACTGGAACTGGATTCGGAGGAACACTAACACTTGGAGTTCAAGAAAATACTGGACCAACAAGAACTGGTTCGTTTACTTGTAGAGGAACAGGAGATGCATCTGGATTATCGGCATCTATTACTTTCACTCAAGCTGGTGTGGCAAAACCACCACCAAAAAAAGTATGTCCAGCGGCTGGTACTATTATAAAAGATACTTGTGCTGGAACTACTAGAGCTGTAGCTTATGCTGATGGTAATTGTGGAGTTAAAAGTAATATGCCTACTATGACTAAGAATAGTCCAAAGTGTGGATATACTAAACCAAAAGGTGGAGGAGGTTCATCTGGAGGTGGATTTGGTAGTGGAGGTGGAGGCGGATGTCTTGTTGCCGATACAAAAATAGAAGCAGCTGATGGTACAATGATAAATGTTCAAGATATTAAAGTAGGACAATCCATAAAAGGATTAGATATAAAAACATTATCATCTTGGAATAAAGTAGAAGATAATTGGAAGGGTAAAGATATTGAAAAATATGATTATTCTGAATTTAAGGTAATAGATTTCCAACACCTTACAGATAGAGCAGTTTATTCAATTAATGATGGATTGTTAGAATGTAGTGAGGAACACAAACACCTTATAAAAAGAGATGATGAGTGGCAAATAAAAACTACATTAGAATTAGAATTGGGTGATATATTTTTAACAAGAGAAAAAGAAGAAATAGAATTAAATAGTATGTTCTTAGTAAGAGAAGATGATGTATTTCTTCTAACACTAGATGGTAAACATACTTATTATGCGAATGGTATATTAACACACAACTTCAAAGCTAATTTTGAAAGTTATACAAAAATGACCTTTAGTGATAGAAGATTAAAGAAAAACATAAATAAAATTGGTGAATCACTAAGTGGATTAAATATATATAGTTTTGAATATAAAGATACTAAATATGGTGATGGAGTATTCCAAGGTGTTATGTCTGATGAGATACCTCAAAGTGCAGTTATAAGAGATATAAGTGGATATGATATGGTAGATTATTCAAAAATTGATGTAAATTTTAAGGAACAATAAAAGATGGCAAGAAAACCAGCATTTTCTGGAAGAAGAGTAGGGCAACAAGTTGGTTCATTTGTTTGGAACGGCTCTAGTTGGTACGATACTTCTGCAATGGGAGGTATTGGGGGAGGCTCCCCTGCTTCATTATCACCAGCCGCATACTCAGTAGGTGGTGGTAATATGGCCAATCTTATGGGAGGTGGTCCAACTAGTGGTGGAGTACCTATTGGTACGAACTTTAACAGAAGAATGGATTTACCTCCGGCGTTTAATTCATCACCACGTCCAACACCAAGATTTACACCTAGGCCAGCACCAGTTGCAACTGGAGGTAATGCTGCACCATCAGTTTATAATAATATAGTTAGTTTTGGAGGTTCTCAGGCTGTAAAAAATGCATTTATAAATACTTCACCTAATACAGAACCACCAGCACCTGCTAAACCAAAAGCAACCCCTAGGCCTGTTCCAAAAGTAGTAAGAGGATTACCTACTGATAATGCTTTTGATGATGAAGTAGTTGCAAACGTTTCTACACCAATTGTTAGTGGAGGTGGAGCAAGTGATAGAGCTTTAATTGCTGCCAATGAAGCACTACAACCAATGGCTGTTCTAGTAGAACAATATAATACCCAAGCTAATCTAATTAGAGATAATATTTTTTCAGTTGATGATAATGTTGAAACACAGATTATAAATCAATTGGGTAATAAGCCAACTTTAGTTGAGGAACAAATTATTAATTTTGGTGGTGGTAGGGATGTTAAAGTTGGTAATGAACCAAGAGTAGATTTACCTGAGCCAAGACCAATACCTCCTCAAGATTATTCTACAAATATTCATTTCAATTTCACTCCAGGTGCAGCAAGAGGTGCAAGGTTTACTGATACTGGTGAAAAAACACAATATACTGTTTCACATAGAGCAAATGCAAAAGATTACTTAACTGCAAGAACTCTTGGTGCTAAAGAAGAAAAGTATGGAAAGGCTAAAGAAGTTTATAGAATTAAAACAAGAGTAGTTCCAAAGATGGCAACATCTGCTTCTACTTTCAATGGAATGCCTGCTTTACTGCAGTATTGGGTTGATATTTCACTTAATGGTAAGATAATTAAAACTCTTAAACCAACTGCTACCTCTACAACTATAATGTTCACATATGAACCTCAGGCACCTAAACCAGAACCTGATGTTGATAACACAAGTAAGATTAATGTTACACATGATTTACCAATGGGAATCACTGGTACTATTGATTTTGGTGGTAAACAAACAACAGTAGAGGGTAGTGGACAAACAACCATTTCAAATACTGCAACATTTATAAATTTCACTCCAACCTCTTCAACTGCACTTTACAATCACCAATATACATTATATGAAGTTGGTAGTGGTAAAAAAATAGCAGAACAAAAAAATGATACAAAAGCAGCAGGAGGCCAGAATCAGCATTTGTTTTCATTCCAAAACTTAAAACTAAAAACAGATTATAACCTTAAAGTTACTATTACAAAAGGACAAATTGCGGTTGAACCTGAGACTCAGCCCAAACCAGCACCTAGTCCATCATATACTTTAGAATCATATGTTGTAACAGAAACTAGAACAAGTGGAGAATCTGCACCTGGTTATACAAAACCAATAATACAAGTAGCTGAAGATATTGTTTATATTAACATAGGAGATGCGGCTGATAAGGAATTGACAATTCCATATACAACCAAAAATGCAGATTGGGTTAATATAAAAATAAAAGGAAGATTTAGAAAAAATACACATTCAGATAAACTTGTCTTAAAACCAAGTGATTTTGATAGACCAGGTTCATACCAAGTTTGGTTACAGCCAGATTCTAATATAAACGGTACTGGTGAAGCTAAACAAATTCCTGTTATTGTTGTTGAAAAACAATTATTACCAGGACCAGATATTACAAGAATTGATTATCCTAAACAAATTAGAGGAGCTGATTTCAAGGGATATGATATTGATTTTTCTGTAAATTGGGAATCAATCAATACAAACTATATTGATATCTATATCGGTAAAGTAGATGATAAAAATAAAATATTAAAAAAAGGACCTGCTATGGGTTCTCAAGAGTTTAATATTGGAAAGATATTAAAACAAGCAGGAGAATCATTAGAAGATACTGATGAATGGATATACTTTGATTTATATTTCTGCCCATACAACTCAGAGGGAGATGAAGTATTCAAAGGTAAAACTGAATCTATAAAAATTGCGTTTGATAAAGGAGACTTAATTCTTAGTAGAGCAGACGTACATAGAGATATATCAGAGGCAATATGTCATCAATTTGATTCATCTGCCCTTGCACAAGATAACTCCAAATTCCTAACTCACTTAATGCACTTTGGTGATGGAGATAATAAACTTATTGCAACATGGTGTACTGATTATGAAACATTTGGAAAATATAAAGATGTTGTTCAAGATGTAGAAAATGATGAAGGAGAATTTGTACCTCAAATAGTTAACAAAAAAATACATGAAGAACAAACATTAGTTCTTAAAATGTATGAACCATTACCTAGAAGTGTTGAACCAAACCAACAAATTTGGATTTCAAAAATACAATCTCTTCCAATAATAGAACAGATTACTTTAGTAAATGAAGAACTAAAAGAGTGTATAGAATTATCTCCTAACTTTGGAAAAGGTATATGTGACCCAATTGGATTCCAATTGTATGATGATTTAGTCGCAAGTGGTTCAACAACATCAACTAATCTAATGAGCCAATTTGTTAGTGGTAGTGGATTCTCACTTAAAACACTAAAAATACCTTATGCAAGTTCTTCATTAGAAACAAGTGGTTCTGTTCTTATAGATGGTGATTCAACTTGGGCATGGAATAATTTTGTAAAATATTCATCTGCAGAAGAAAGAGTAAACAATTTCTTATACAAAATAAAATTATTAGAATTCTATGATGATAAAATAGAAAACCTTAAATCAGGTTCTTTCTATACAGGTTCAGTTAGAATTAAAAAAGAAATAGAACAACAAGAATCATCTAAACAAAAAGTTTCAGATAACTTTGATGGATTTGAAGAGTTTTTATATACGAGTTCATCTTTAGATGGATTAACATATCCTGGTGCTGGTGGTAATTATATATCTTCCTCTGATTCTAGTGAAGCAACTGATTGGTTAAATGGTATAACACTATCTGCCCAACAATATGATTACTATAATAAAGATTACTTAGTAAATAATTTACCAAATCATGTAAAAAATAGTACAGATAATGAAGAATTCAAAATGTTCTTCAATATGATTGGTAATCACTTTGATGTACTATGGTCTTACACAAAATCATTAGCTCAATCTAAGAACTTAGAACACAAATATCAAGATGGTATAAAAGATGCTTTATTATCATCTATGTTAAAATCTCTAGGTTGGGATTCCAAAATGGGTGCGAGTGCACAAGCACTATGGGAGTATGCATTTGGAACAACTGAAGATGGAACTTCGGTTCGTTCAATGACTGGTAAAGATAGACAAAATGAAGTTTGGAGAAGATTACTTAATAACTTACCTTACTTACTAAAACACAAAGGTACTGGTAGAGCAGTAAAAGCAGCCTTGGCTTGTTATGGTGTACCATCATCAATGTTAACAGTTCTTGAATTTGGAGGACCTAGAAATGCAGATGGAGGTGTTAGTAAATTCTCATTCGAAGATAGAACTGCTGCAATTAATATGACAGGTACTGAATCCATATTAGTACCATGGAAAGAATATACAGAAACATCAGAACACCCACAAACAGTTGAAATTAGACTTAATACTGAACAGAAACAAGACCAAACATTTATATCTTCATCTGGTTGGAACTTGGGTGTTAAATATCAAACAGGAAATATAGGTAAGGTAGAATTACAATATATAAGTGGTTCTAACTTAGTAAGTTCATCAACAGAAAATATTCCTTTCTTTAATGAAGAATATAATCAAATAGTTGTACAACATATAGGAACTGGTTCTTTTGATGTATATGTAAAAGAAGGATTCAATGAAAGAATTAGAAATGCTGTTTCTATGTCTGTTCATAATGTACCAACTAGTTCTTGGGAATTAGATAACCAATTAACTATTGGTGGTTCTACAATGACTGGTTCTATTGATGAATTAAGATATTGGACAACTGCATTAAGTGAATCTAGAATAGATAATCACACATTGATGCCAGATGCAATTGATGGAAATCATCATTCATCTTCAACAGAAGATTTACTTCTTCGTTTAGATTTTGAATATCCTAAAGATAGAAATGCAGATACTGCAATTAAAAACGTATCTATAAATGAATCATATGTAGTTCCATTTGTAACTGCATCTAACTTTGATAGTAATAGTACTTATCCATATCACTATACAACATATGAAAGAACTGTAACAGCAAATGTTCCTTCAAGTGGATTTGGTGTTGGTAATAAATTTAGATTTGAAACACAAGAAGGTGTAAATGAAGATATAGAAAATGGATTAACACTTTCTTATAGAGAACGTTCAACTAAAAAATCATTTGATACTTCTCCTATTGATTCTAATAAACTAGGATTGTTTTTCTCTCCAATAAAAGAGATTAACACAGATATAATGAAATCACTAGGTCAGTTTGAAATAGATGATTACATAGGTGACCCATCAGATAGATATAAAGCAGAGTATCAACAACTAAAAACACTTAGAAATTATTATTTTGAAAGATTCACTCTTAATTTATATGAGTATATTCAGTTAGTAAGATATATAGACCAATCATTATTCCAAACACTAGAAACTCTTGTACCTGCAAGAGCCATTGTATCTAGTGGATTATTAATTGAACCACATATACTTGAGAGAAGTAAATATCAACACAGAAAACCATCTGCAGAAGATGTTCTTGCTAGAATAAGACAACCTAAGATTGACTTAAAGAAACAAGTTAAGTTGAGTTCCGAAAATGTAAAAAGATTAGACCCAAGAATTGCGGCTCTACAAAGATTAAGATTCAGAAGTGATTTCTTTAGAAGAGAAGGTAGAATGATAGGAGCTAGACCAAGATTTGGTTTTGGTATTCCTAGTTATAATGCTAGAATGGGAGGAGGAGTTCCAAACCTATTTAGTTCAGCTGACTTTAGTGATGGTAGAATAACAGATGTTCTTAAAGTACAACAAATCTTAAGACAATTTGAAACAGAAGGTCAAGAACAAGTTGGAGTAGACCCAAGAAATCTTAAAAACGGATTGGCTGGTATATTTGCACAAAATGGATATGCTAATATCACTAGGTTAGATGGTAATGGTACATTGATAAAAGAAAGAAAACAAGTTTGGGTTGTTACCGAAAGATTTACTGTAAAAGAAAGAAGGCCTGTTGCTGGAACAGGAAGAAAAGGATTTAGATTTGGTAAACTTGTTTGGAAGGTAGAACCTGATTATGAAATAGTAGAAATACAAAAAGAAAGAAAAGTAGTAGTATTTAATGAACCAGGTGACCCAGCTCCTTCAGGTGGTAATATAATATCAGCATCTAGAGCAAATTCTAATGGAGGTAAATTACCAGGTTCTAATTTAGGTAAAAAGAGAGGTTTGTTTGGACGTTCAAGACAAACATCGAATACTACTTTAGATAGACGTTCACCAGTAGAAACTTTCTGTACGAACCCTAATGTTCTTAAGGTTGCTGATACTGCAAGAGGAAAAGGTGAACCAATTTTAGAGGTTAACAAAAAATAAAAACAATAAAATTAAAAATAGTTATATTTATATATTGAATAACATAGAGGAAAAAAATTATGGCATATTTAGATAACGCAGAAATCACAGTTGATGCTATCCTTACAAGAAAGGGTAGAGAACTACTTGCTAATGGTGGTGGACTAGACATCACAAAGTTTGCATTGGGTGATGATGAGATTGATTATTCATTGTACGAACCAGCACATCCTAAAGGAAGTGCATTCTATGATGCAGCTATCAAAGCGATTCCAATCACAGAAGCTTCACCAGATGAAACTCAATCATTAAAATATAAATTGGTAACTTTACCAAAAGGAACTAAGAAAATCCCAAAAGTAGAATTTGGTATTCCTTCAGTTTCGGTAAACCAAAATTCTGGTCAAGTTTCGTTGACACCAACAACTTCACCAAGTGGAAATCAACAGTCAGGATATACTGTTATTCTTTCTAACAAGAATGCAGGTTCAATTGTTGGTACTGGTTTAGCGGCAACATCAGGTACAATTCCTCTGGCACTTGGTGATGAAATAACAACAACCGCAGCAATAGAAACTGGAATAGGATTTACATTCATTCCAAACCCAAATATTACAGCAACTGTAAAAACAACAATTACTGTATATGGTAATGAGACTGGTGGTTCACAAACTATACCAGTAACAGTTACTTATGTACAACCAAAATAAGGATAAATAAAAGATGGCACAAATAACAGGACAAGCAGGAGTAAACTTATCATCTGATTTAGCAGCATACCTATCGGCACAGAATGGTGAAGTTACTTCTGAACAATTATCGGAAATCATCAATCAGTACTTAACTGGTGGTGATAAGATTGCCGCTCAAGGTGGGAATCTTTCTACTGGAATCTACAAAAGATTCGGTGAGTTTGATACTGTACAAGGAAAGGTAGAAACAGTAACAACTGGTCTTTGGACTGGTGATACAGGTTCTCTATCCAATTTCTTTACATCATCAGCTCAAACAGCTGCTTCAACACAATACTATGTGAATGTTTACTCAACAGACCCAGCAACAGATGCATCTGCTGAAGTACAATATTCGGTTGCATTTGGTAACAAATATGGTAGTGGTTCAGTATCATTGGCAAACGATGATAACTCATTACAAGCAACTAAAGCAACTTATGCTCAATACAGACAAATATTACTAGAACAAGATGATGAGTTATTCTCATTTGCATCTTCATCTGGAGCAAGTGTTGACTCTGAAGATATCTATGTGGTTAATATAGCTCGTGCCCGCTATAAAGAATCAGTAGATGCAGGTAACTTAGAAATACTACTTAGTGGTTCTAATGGTTCACACAGATTTATTGATGATAGTGGAAAGAAATTTTCTGATTCAGTAGGAAAAGCTGGTAGAGTATTTAATATCGTTAGTGGTTCACTTAACTTAGGAACTGAAAATGATGCAACAATTGCAGAAAATTACTCTAGTGGTGTTGCCGCTGGACAAGGATTTGGATTATTCTATCCTGACCAAGGTATTATCGTATTTAATCCTGCAGCTATTCATGCTACTGTTGGTGATTCAATTGATAGTGGTTCTACTGGTGGAGCTGAATTATACAAAGGATTTGATTATGAAGGAAGAAATCATTTCTTATTACATGAAATGATTAAAGGTGGAGATGATTTCCAAGCAAGAAGAGTAGAAAATCTTTCTACATCACACTACTTTGTAAGAGCACAGAATAGAGAATTTAACTTCTCTAACAACCCAACATTCACAACAGGTTCAGATGGTACGTTCAGAGAATCTTCTTTTGAACAAGACCCAAGAACATATATTACATCAATCGGATTAATGAATGATGCTAATGAGATGTTGGCAGTTGCTAAAACTTCACAACCAATTGAAAAATCATTTGATAAAGAAGTATTAATTAAAGTAAAACTTGACTTCTAATAGAACTTAACCTCTAATAAACCCCACCACGAGTGGGGTTTTTTGTTTCCATATATTTATATAGAGGAGAAATATATGTTTAAGAATATTCCAAAATCAAATGTATCTAATAGACAGTTCAAAGTCTATAAGAAATTCAACGCAACTCATGCGGAATATCCTGTATTAAAGATATACGATAAAACATCTGATTTTCACACAGGTAGTGGATTGTTTGAATCTGATGAGTTTGAAAGAACTGTAAGTGGTTCTATAACTGCATCATTTCATAAGTATCCAATGTACCAATCTATCAAACACAAGTATTTTACTGATAATGGTTTAATAAATATGTTTGGTGCAATTACCGATATGTCTGATTTTTCAAATGAAAGAAGAATCGATGAAACTCTTTTTTTAATACCAATAACCCAAAGTAGAGTTGGAGATGGAATAAAACCAGGTTCGGTTAAATTTACCTCTCCACAATTATCATCTGGTTCAGTTATTGTTGATGATAAAAAAGGAAACTTAGTAGGTACTAGAAAAAAATATCAATTCTTAGATGCAGATTTTGGTTCATTTGGAACTGGTTCATTAAGTAATAATGGTGATTTAGATAGAGGAGTTTATCTAAGAGTATCTGATACCTCTGTTACTGAATCAATTTTATTATCATCTGATTTAGATTTACAAGGTGATTGTGATATGACTCTAACAGTTGAAGGTGATACAGATGTTAGAAGGCTTGTTAGATGGGATATGTTTACAAATGATATTGGTGGTGAATATATTAGTGGTTCTTCTGATATAAGAACACAAGGTACTATACAATTTACAGAACCGTTAAACTTCTTAACATCAAAATTAAAACCATTACAATTTGGTAATGTTTTATATCAAGATGGTTTAATAGCAATAACTACTCATGATGTTCACAATGATGATACATTGGAAGATATTTCAACTTATGAGTTAGAATATCGTTCTACTAAAACTATAAATGAATTAGAAGTACTAGTTCAAGCAGGTGATTGTGAGTTTAACTATTCACAGAATCCATCAGCAGTTAATGTAACATTGAGTGGTTCGTATGAATTTGAAGAAGATAATGGATTTGCACTTGCAAGAAGAAGAAGAACTAGAACAATAAAATTTGTAGATGATATATCAAGAGTACCACACTATACAGGTTCAGTTACATCTTCTGTAACTAATGATTATGTTACTGGTAGTTGGGATGATTATTATTCAAAGGCATTAACAGACCCAACTGGTTCATATTTAACAACTTTTATTACAACGATTGGATTATATAATGATAAGGGAGATTTAGTTGCAACCGCTAAATTACCAAAACCAATAAAAAAATATCCTGATATGGATGTTAATTTTATTGTTAGAATAGATTTATAAAAATCGTTAAACTAAAAAATACTATATTTATATTATATAACGAGGAAAATAATTATGGCTTCAATTAAAGACTTATACGATAAATCAGATTTTTCTAAGCTTCCAAGAACAGGAGCTGATAAGACTCCTATATCTAAAGATGATTTCGACTTGAAAGAATTATCTAAAGATGAAAAGGCTCTTAAACAAGCTAGAGGTGGTAAATTAAATCAAACACCATACTCTTCTACAATAGAACTATAAAATACTTAATTTGAGTTTACTGATAAATCGTTCTAAAAAGTGGGGGTTTATTCATATACCTAAAACTGGTGGCACATCTATTACATCAGTATTACACAAAGTAAAAGGTACTGAATACGTTACCAAAGCACACAATCATATTGGAAAATTTGAAAATATAAAGGATTACCACATTATGTGTTTTGTAAGAAATCCTTATACTCGATTTGCATCTGCATATTACCATCAAACAAGAATAAATGGTTGGATGAGTATTAATAAATTTATAGAAAACATGGATTTGAATGATTATGTTTTCTTTCCCCAATATTGGTTTATACAAAATGGAAGTACTGAAGATAAAAAGGTAACATTTATCGGCAGATATGAAAACTTTATCAATGATTTTAATCTTGTAATGGATTACGTTGGTAAAGATGGTCACTCAATACCACATCATAATCGTAACTCAATTTATGATAAACATCCCAATCTAAATCAACATGACTTTTATAAGCATATTTACAACGATAAGGATGTAAAGAATTGGGTAGAAGAGAGGTACTCAAATGATTTCAAAATTTTTAACTATGAGCTGGACATATAACGGCAGAGTAATAACAGAATTATCAGATATGCCCGAAGATACTTTTGGGTTTATTTACAAAATAACAAATGGTCAAACTGGCCAGTACTATATCGGAAAAAAACAAGTAGTTTCTATTAGAAAAAGAAAATTTGGTAAAAAGGAAATTGCTAAACTTGAAGATAAAAGAATGAAAAGGTACGAAATGGTAGAGAAAGAATCTGATTGGAAAAAGTATCGTTCTTCTAATCCTATCGTACAATTGTGGTTTCATACTAATGAACAAGCTCTTACTGAAGATAGGAGAGATGATATAAATGATAGATTAGAGTTAAAAATCCTTAAATTTTGTAAAAATAAGAAGGCTTTAACGTACTATGAGTTACAAGAACAGTTTTCACATGATGTTTTGGGTGATGAAATGGCGTTAAATGATAATTTATTAGGAAAATTCTTTAGAAAAGACTTGGATAATTAAAATATTTTTCGTATATTTACATTGTTTTATTGACTAATTATGCTTTCACATCACGAAAAACAATCTGTTATAACAATATTGGATGATGTTTTAGGTCCTGGTACATCGCTAAAAAACGATGAACAGGCACACTATTGTCCATTTTGTCATCATCATAAAAAGAAATTGCAAATAAACATACAAACACAGCAATGGCATTGTTGGGTATGTGATGCAAAAGGTAAACGAGTAAATAGATTATTAAAAAGACTTCATGTAGATTCTCGTAAACTGAGAAAATTATATGAAATTTATGGTGATGATTATGTTGTTTACAACAATGATACTGAAGATGAAAAGGTAGAATTGAGGTTACCTAGTGAGTTTCAATCACTTCTAAAAAAACCAAAGGGTATCAATCCTTTGTTTAGAAAGGTAAAGAAATATGCTGAAAGAAGAGGTATCACTCGTGGAGATATTATTAAATATAATATTGGTTATTGTGATGGTGGCCATTATGCCAATCGTATTATTATTCCGAGTTATGATTCTGATAATAGACTCAATTACTTCATCGCACGTTCTGTATTCGATGAAGAAAAGTTTAAGTATAAGAATCCGCCGGTTTCTAAAAATGTTATAATGTTTGAAAATCAAATTAATTGGGATGAACCAATTACTTTAGTAGAAGGAGTTTTTGATGCAATGGCTGTGAAGAGAAATGCAATTCCTTTACTTGGTAAGTTTGTTCCAAAAAAGCTTAATGATAGTATATATGGTAATAATGTTAAAGATATTAATATTCTCTTAGATGAAGATGCACAAGACCAGGCATTAAAATATACAATACAATTCCAAAACCAAGGAATAGATACAAAAAATATAAAACCCACAAATAAAGATGCATCCGATATGGGGTTCTCGGAAGTTAACAGTAAATTAAAAGAATCAGAAGAAACTGGTTTCGGTGATATTATATCACAAAAATTAAAAGGTTTATGATAATAAATAAAGTTTACCACCTTGCAGATTTACATATTCGTAATCTACAACGGCACAAAGAATACAAATTGGTATTCAAAAAATTCCTAAAACAAGTAAAAGAAGATAAAATTGAGGATTCCCTCATTTATATAGCTGGTGATATTGCTCATGCTAAAACAGAGATGTCACCCGAACTCGTACACGAAATATCTTGGTTTCTCACCGAGTGTGCGAAGTTAAGAGAAACTGTGTTAATCACAGGTAATCACGATTGTAACTTAAATAACTCACACAGACTAGATGTACTCACACCTATTATCGAAAATCTTAACAACGATAGAATTCATTATCTTCGTGATACTGGTATCTATAATATCCATAACCTTACTTTCGTTGTCTATTCTATATTGGATAACAAGGAAAATTGGCCTAAGGGAGATACCGTTGATGGAGAAAATAAAATCGTTTTATTTCATGGACCAGTAAACAAAGCACAAACCGATATCGGTTATACCGTATCATCCAACTCATTTCAAGTAGATATGTTTGATGGATATGATATGGCCCTTTTAGGAGATATACACAAAAGACAAACATTTGGAGAAGGATATGAGTGGGTTGCCTACGCAGGTTCGATGATTCAACAGAATCATGGAGAACTACTCGAAAATCATGGTTACTTATTGTGGGATGTTCCCACTCGGACCTTCACCGAACACCATATTCAAAATGATTATGGGTTTTTAACTGTTGATGTTGTAAATGGAGTTATACCACAATGGGTATATGATGAGATTGGAACTAAACTTCCAAAGTATCCAAGATTACGTTTAAGATTTACTAAAACGGAAGCTAGTGATATGAAGAAATGTATCACCGAACTTAAGAAATTATTTAAGGTTGCTGAAGTTACTGTAACAAGAACCGATACAATTGGACAATTAAAAACAAATCAAAAGGTAAACAAAAACATTGTTGGTAACGTTAAAGATGAAACTTTCCAAAACCAACTAATCAGAGATTACTTAGAAAGACAATATCTATTAGAATCAGATGAGTTAGATAAGATAGC